AACGCCAATCTGGCAAGTAGTTAGGGCAGTCATGGAATTGAAGCCGCCAACTACCGTCCGGTCAATCGACAGCACCGCATTGATATCAGTGTCCGCTACCGCTGCCGGTCCGAATTCGGTCGTACCGATTTGCAGGGTCATAAGAGGAATTGTAATTGTACCCGCCATTTAGTTCTCCCCATATAGTTTACCGTACTGAGCTGTTACAGTATTCGCTGCCGTAGCCGCGCTTAGCGTAAGGTACGGAAACAGCCAGTACTGAACATTTTTGTCGTAGGTAGCAAATGTGTTACCCGTTGCGGCTGGCGCAAGCTGAGCGTTAGTCGCGAACGCATTCGAGCTTACCTCGCCGTGAGTTACCAGGGTCGAGAGCGCTCCGCTGGCTCCTAGCGTACGAAGGCCAATCTCGGATTCCATCTTCCACGAGAATGATCCTGCCGTAGGAGTCAGCGCGGCTGTAGCCGTGGCCAGAATAGATGAAGTAGCAAATGTACTAGTAGTAGCAATAGCCAGTCCCCATGAGAATGTCGGCACTGTCGCTGTAGCTGTCAGGAATCCGCCGATGCGGAACCTGAGCGAACTAGCCCAATCCCCCGTATTAGAAAAATACCCAGCCGGAATGATAATAGCGGGCCAGCCTGCCGTGATAGTGACAGGGGCCGCCGTAGGCACACTAGCCGTAGCTGCTGCATAAGTGGAGAATAGTACTTCCCCACCAATAGGCTTGAAACCAGACATATATAAATCCCCTTACTGTGGCATCACAAGCGTGAAGCTGGAAAGCGTAATGTTAGCACCAGAGCTGAATGCAACGGAGTTGAAAATGATATCGGTAGCAGATGTGCCGACCGAACAAGTAAAGTAACACACAGTCTTACCGGCGTTAGTGATCCACGCTGATGCGGCTGTTCCGGTCTGCAACGCAGTTACCGTAGAAGCCGAGAAGCTGGCAATAGCAGTTTCTACTACGTTCAGACCTCCCCAAGTCCCGGTCGTCGCATCCGCACCGAATGCCGCTGCGCTGAATGTAAAGTCCGCTAGAACCGCTGCACCCGAAGGAATTGTACTGTTTGGATCGGAGGTTGCCGCTGACTGGTTGGTAATGAGCAAGTGACCGCTGTTAGGCAGGGCCTTAATTGCATCTAGTGCTGCTCGCATGGAATTGCTTGCGCCCGAGCCGAAAAATGCTGTCATTTGATTATTCCTTAATTAGTTATCTGCTACAATCCGCACACTGGTAACACCCGCGCCGACTTGTACCGTACCGTCTGAGGTATTGGTCGCATGAAAGGTGACGACCGAGGACGTACCATCGCCGCCGACAGACTGCCCATGAGACATAGGTAGGACCGAACCCGCGTAAATGTTCCAATAACTAACGCCGGTCACAATCCAAGAAGTTCCAAATCCGGGCAAGTAGGTCCAGTTTGCCGAATCTCCCGCCGCAATACTTGGTGAATAAACGCTGTCAAACTTCCATTCAAGGTGATATCCAGGTCCCACTGGACCTGCCGGGCCTACGTCACCTTGTGGCCCTGTTGCGCCCGGAGAACCTGCGTTACCTGTATCGCCCTTTGGTCCAACTTGATTAAAAACAAGTTCTGTAAAACCTGAGGGAATCGAGGGGTGAGTGTCAGTTAGGACTTTATAAGTCCCATCGTCCTTGTAAATTGAATGGACCGCGCCCGAACTATCGACTGGTCGTGTCATTAGTTATTCCTTATCAGTGATAGTTGAGAGGGACGGAAGCCTAACGCTGCCGTAGCCAACGATATCTGTAACAATGCCAGAACCAGAAATATCCTCAACTTCGGGATCTTCCGATTCTGCGCGCTTCACGATTACGGAGTCTTCCGGCAAACCGCGCTTGCGTGCCTTGCGCTGATCTTCGCGCTTCGGCGTTGGGCGGCCCTTAGGAGGTGTAGTGCTGACTGACATTACTTGGCTCCCTTTGGCTTTGCCGGTGCCCTAGGTGCGGGCTTCGCGGCTGGCCTAGCTGGTCGGCGCTTCTCATCGGTGTCCTTGGTCCTAGTGTCATCGGTGGTCTGTAGCTTCGGCGCTGTACGCCCCTTGGGAGCCGCTGAGACCTCTTCTACGGCGTCAGGATCGAATCCCATGCCTCGGAGCACCACAGCTAGTTCCGCTGCCTTAGCGGGCTCCTGAGTGGCCGCCATCTTACGGCGTAGCGGTGCGATACGGGGATCTTCGTCTGTCATAATTCTTATCCTTATCCTAGCCTGAGCAGATCGGCAGTGTTGGTAACGTTCGTGTTCAGAGAGTATGTAACCTTGACGTATCGGTATCGCTGACCGGGCGGAATTACCTTTACGGCTGTCGTAGCCGTGGTAATGATGAACGCGGCATTAGTAACAGTACCCAGCGAGGCGATATCCGCATAGTTAAGAGCGGTCCAGACCGTGTTATCGACCGACCCGTTAATGGTATAGGTGCAAGTTGGGGTAGCACCGATGGTTGTTACGACTCGTACAAGGTGAGGCGTAGTCCTTGGACCCTGGTCGCCAGCGTCGTAGGTATTCGTGGTATCGGCGTTAGTTACCTGGCCGGTACCAAGAACAAAGGCAGTGGGGAACCCGGTAAGCGTTGGAGTAATTGCATTCAGGCCAAGATACTGCACAATTTCAGCAAACTTCCCAGGGTTGTTAACCACCGGGTTGCCGTAAAGTGACATCTCTAGCCACTTTTCATAAAGGTTGTCGGTAAAAGCGGTCATTTACTGTCCTTTCGAGACTTTACTTTTAGCCCGTAATCAAGACGATTTTGGGTCGAAGGCTTGTGTAATTGCTACTCCAAACCTCTAAGAGCTGCCCAATCGGGCGCGTATGTATGGTGATGAATAACCTCACCGTGAACATGCGGCGAGAACGAAATGCAACTTGCAAGAATTGCAAATGCTATTCGCGTATCCAGATACCGCCAGCAACCGGCTCCGTTGCAATCAGGACAAATCATCCCCTGAATATCTGGTCGGCAAAAAGCAGTTACTGGAATTTTCCGCTGCAAGTCGAGAGAGAACTTAGCGCACCCTAGACCTGTACTGCAATAAACTTGATATGGTTCCGGGTAATTGTAATAGCCGCAAGTACACCATGGTTCGTCGCAAGTCTCAAAGGATGGTATTGTATCTGAGGTGATTTCTTTATCACCCTCGATAACGACCAGATCGTCCTGGCCCCATCGAGATGCGATGGCTTCGTTGTATCCGAACAATCCTGGGGTTTCTACGAATTCTGCTTGAGGCGTATACTTCTCGATTGCTGCCTTAGCCTTTGGGTGTGGTTCACCGGAATAGGCGCAGATAATTTTCATTGCGGGGCCATTTCATCGCGTGAGAAACTATCCAATGCTTCTGACACACGGGTGAGATTATCCAGCTTATCTTGGTACCATGCAATTCTTTCACGCATGGCCTCCACGGTATAACCCGCTTTCATCGTAACGTTGCAGCGGTGACAAGCCGGTCCACGGCGACATTTTACGCAAGAGTGATCACCTTTAGCACAAATGCTATGATCGTGGTCTATGACGATAGCGGTAGCACCACAAATCCAGCAACCTTGTGCTAGATACTTGTCGTATTCCGTACGTGTCATACCGTGTTTGATTTTGGCATTGTAACAAGCGGAACAATACCCGTTGTTCCGCCAGTAATTTCGGGCAGTTACCCAATACCACAGTACTTGTTGATCACAAGATTTACAGAAAACATGAGACGGTTTTGACGGACGTGATTTCAATTTAGTTCCTTTCCCGAACTAAAGTAAATGCAGCGGTAGGACCCCCAAGGGGAAAGCAAGGGGGTCCGTACCTCTACAAATTGGTGAGTGTGACTTTTAGCCACGCTCGATTAGAATCCAGAAGGTGCAGCCAGTGCTGAACCGTTGATCTTCTGAATTGCCAGGCCGTAGCGCTGATAGGTATAGGCAAAGTAGCCATATACGACCAGCAAGACGCCCAGAGATGCTGCTGCGGGCTGCTCAGCGCGGATGTACACGGGCGCTCCGGCATCTTCCCAGAGGTGACATTCCTGCTGCGGAACCACGAAAATGTGGTCCTGGGTACCACCCGTAGGGGCACCAGCCAGAGCAAGAGTAGTCACGTTCGCGTCGGTTACAACCTGCATACCATTAGGCATGACACCACTCATACCCTGGTTATACGGAGTAGCCTTGTTAGCACCCGCAGCCTGGGCAGCAGGCTCGATGCCTGGCTGAGTAAACACAGGCCACGTGCTAGTCAGAAGCGACTGCAACCAGAACCACCGGCGAGGGTGCATAACGACGTGAGTCGGATGCGCCAGCCCGCGAGTAGCGGTATCACTCTGCGATGCCGCACCCATAATAGCGGAATAAATCGTCGGCACGTCTGCTACGGTAATAGCGGTAGTAGCGTTACCTACGGCATCAAGGCCAGTAGAAGCCTGGTTCAGCAGAGCGCTGTCAAGGCTAGTTGCGTACTGGCGGAAAAGGTCCTGCATTACAACGTCTTCAATTCCAGTACCACGCTCAATTGCCTGGCGGGAAATGGTCTGCTGGCCAGCAGCAGTCTGCACGTTGAAGGTAAGCAGGGTGTCGTCCATTGCAGTTGCCTGAACTGCGGTCGATTCCGATGCCTGTAGTGCAGCACCAGAAGCGGTTGTAATACGCGAGATATTCAGCGACATACCCGAAGCAGGCAGGGGATGCGAGTTACACATATCCGCGAATGGACGCAGGTTGGCTACTGCCGGTGCAACCATATCGATAAGGTACTGGGGAACAACCAGACCGGAGAAAGCCGAAGTACCGACTTCACCGACACGCAGTTCCATACCATTATTTGCACGGTTGATCTGTTCCTCACGCATGTGCTGCTGTAGACGACCAGCGGCGCGAGCGTCGTTAGTCGTGAACTGACGCACAACGTCATTCAGGAACATCTTACCCGTAGGGTCATTGCCCTTGTGATAAGTAGTTTCCTCATGGCCGACAGATACGCTAGCACGCTGAGTAGTAGCGTCGCGCTGCGGAAGTCCCACAGGCGCGGTAGCATGGGTCAGGTCATCATCGGTACGAGCTTCATCAGCCTGTACCTGACGTGCCTTAGCCAGCTTACGCTGAATAGACGCCTGGTCAACGCGAGAATTTGTTACGGTTTCCTTGAGCGAGTCAAAGCGTACATCCTCATCGTTAGTCAGGTCGGTGCGCATTTCCTGCTGAGTGGTAGCTAGGATAAGCTCCATCTCCTTGCGGGCGCGCATTTCCCGCTGCTGAGCCGCTTCCAGCTCAATTTCCATGGAAGCGACAAGTTCCTTAATATTCATCAGAGCGAATACCTTTCATTGCTCGATATTAAACCTCAATAAGCCTTTTGCTTGTTAAGGGTTTTGGGCGCGCATTCGCTCTGATTTGCGTGTATGTCGTCCAGAATGCCGGTATGATCATTACCAGCAACGGTCTGATTGCCGTCGATAAAGTAAGTGGTCTGATTGCCACTTCAAAAATTAGTTAGTTTCTGAGGATAGTTCAAGATTGTCAAGCTGCTTACGATAGTCCTTGTTAATGGACCTGAGTTCGCGCATAGCAGCACTAACCGAACGAGTATTAGTAGGCTCGGGAGCCGACGCCAGTTCTTCTTCTGCGTCGTCCAGAACGCGCTGGGCATCTGAGTGTGCCGCAGCCACGTTGGCATACATTTCTGCATTTCGCGTGATAAGCGATTCTGCCGCTTCCCTGAATTCGGGGAGAATGGCTGCCACGTCGTTGCGCCTGTGTACCCGATTCATAAGTTCACGAACGACCACTTCGGGCATATGCTCAAGATCTTCGAGCCAGTCAGCAGCACGAGCTGCAATGCTGGTGAATGGGTTAGCCCCGAAGTTAACCGCCGAAACATCGCCGCGATTAATGTTAAGCTGCTTGAGTGTAAGCTGGGTGTAATCCTCATCCCAGACGTGATCCTCAATACGGAATGCAAACGACATCTCATCAACGATTTCGTCGTCAATAGCGGATGCCAGATCCTTAACGTCCTGCCTTTCGGCATTAAGCCATGCCTGGATACCCATACCAGTAGTATCACTGCGCAGAATCAAAGTAGGATTACCGCTGCGAGAGCGCGAGCGCGCCATTGCCACACCCAGGTGATTTACCAGGAATGCAACGTCGGGAGTCTGCGAAAGAGAACGGTCGAGAGAATGAGGATCAACCACTTCCATATAAGGACCAGCCATATCCCACATTTCATAGCCGCGATTGTAAATAGTCGCGTAACCCTCAACCTCGTAAACAGATCGGCCATCCTGCTTGACAAACTTGCCTCGCAATTCAGACGGGAATCCCTTACGTCGCGTTTCTCCACCAGGAATTTCCTGGCGATGCTCTAGCCGGTAGTTACGCATCTCGTTAAGAGCGCCACTGCGACTCTTTTCCGCTGTCTGGATTTGTTCCATAAGCGAATTAAGCTGCGCTTGTGCTTCCGACCGATTTGTAAGTCCGTCTGTCTGTGAAAGCTGCGATAGTGCAGCCCTTACACCAGTAGCGTTAGGCGGG